AACGTGTTGACTCAGACATTGAATGCGAATGGCGATTTGGTGGGTGTTAAGGACACGATCAATTTCACCGATCGCGAGGTTGCGAATGATACCGATCGCCTCGCACACGAGGCTGAGTTGATTAAGAATGCCGAAACAAAGACATCTGCTGCGAATATTGAATCCGAATTTGTAGATACACTTACAACTGCGGCATAAATTCTGTCGGCTAGTTTCCCGACTGAAGTCTAGCGACGCATATCGAAGGAGTTCGTCTTCACTTCACCTTAAAACTTTTATCTGATATTGCTATATCATATAAATGGAGCGATCCGGAGCGTCAGCGAAGAAGTTTACCATTTAGTATTCGTTTTTTTAACACTAATTTGTTGCCCCGCGCGTTTTTTACCCTTACTTGGATCATATGCTTCGCCTTCGTTGTCCGAGTCCATTCCCTTGGAAATTTCCCAGAACTCTTTTGAGCCAAGCCTGAAATCCGGGCGCGTTTCGGCTTTATACCAGAATATTTGGTCGTATAATTTATTCGATTTTGCGTTATTATTAATGACCAAACATTCGTAATTTTCGGTCGTTTGATCCATAACGGAAGAAAACGACTCTAATGTGGGAAACATGGATGCATAGTTTTCCCAAATACGTTTACGATTAGTCATATAAGGTTCACGCAAAATGAACACATAGTCGATATTTGTTCGCAAATTGGGCGGAATGCCTAAAGGATATTGCATGGTGATAATGAGCATGACTTTCCAGTGACGACCATTCATAAATAACATTCTCATCATTTTGTCGCGTGTCCATGTTTGATCGTATAAACAATCATCTAAAATCACAAACGCGCGTGGGTCAATTAAAGATCGCTTCTGTGTTTCAATGTCCTTATTCATTTGTTTTAATACGACCTTTTGCCTACGTAACACGTTTTCTATAAGAACCGTGTTATATTCTTCGTGGATAAAGAGCTTGGGCACATGCTGTGCATAAAACCCGTTACCCGCTTCCGTTCCGGATATAACTGTTCCAATCGGTATGTCTTGGTGGTGATATAATAGATCTCGAACAAGAAATGATTTACCCGTATCACGACGACCAATCATCACAATTACCGGACCTTTGTTTTCATTTGGCTTAAATGTAATCCATCGCATATCAAATTTTTTTAGTTCCAACGTCATATTAGTATATACTAAACATTTGAGATATAAAATACGAAATATGAACTCCTTCGGCTATCGCCTACGTTTTCATCCACGTTTATATTTATCAATTATTCTATTTATAAACCCTATACGTCGCTGTGAATATGTATAAAACCCCCATTTCCTATTGTAAACCAACCATCATAAATTTAGAGGTTTTATGCGAACAATATAGGCAAAACCCTGACGTGATAGAATCTGAACAAACACCGAACGATTATAACCCATATCGTGTGCGAGATTTACAATTATATAATCCCATATATAACCGATTTTTTGAGATGAACGATGCGAATTATAACACAATCGCATTAAATCACCCGTATCATGTCCAAGATTTAAAACATATTGCTACGCACAATAAATCACACATATTAGAACGTGACGTGTTTGTTAAGTTTTCACCCCTGCTCGATCCCTATCGATATATGGTTGGTAAATATAACATACATGATACCAAGATCAGAACAATGCCGCGATTCGACTCAACCGAGGAATCTGTGTCTACCAAGATTTTAAGTAGACATAACGCGGCTTACGTTGACTCGTTTTTTACTTATCTGTCGTCTGTCCTATTACATTCTCATAATTTCCATCACGGGCTTGATTATTACGGGTCATACCTTGGCGTCCAAGATAAATTTCGTGTGTGTATCACAGACGATTTGGACTTTTTACGGAATTCGACATTTTTCAACGACAATGTAGGTAAATTATTTTATATAGAAGATCCTGAACATGTGTTTGACGGATTAGATCAAATTGCGGGTTCTAGACGTAATAAACAAAAGTTAACGATGGGCGAAGGCGGTGACCTGAACATTGAGTGTGATGCATTATCTGAATTGGATATAGACATATTGGACGAAAATGTAAATATACCTGATGGTTTCGGATTGAACTCAGAAGATGCTAGTGTTCCTGAAGAAGCGGAGATGGTATATTCAAAACGCTCAAATCCATCGTCGCCGTCTTCTCAATCTTCGTCATCAGACAGTGATGTTAATTATAGTTCGTCAGAAGATGATGACGACGAGAATAGCGATGATGACGACGAGAATAGCGATGATGACGATGAAGATACAGAAGAGGAAGAGGTATTTGGATATATTAACAACTTTCCGGTGCAAATGATTTGCATGGAAAAATGCGACGGCACCTTGGACGATTTATTTGTTAACGACGAGATATCGGTCGAGAATGGTGCGAGTTGTTTGTTTCAAATAATTATGAGTCTATTGATTTATCAACGAGCATTTAATCTAACACATAATGATTTACATACAAATAATATAATGTATACCAAGACAGACAAACCATTTTTGTATTATAAATACACGGGTAAATCTTACAAGGTTCCTACACACGGGCGTATTTTTAAAATTATCGATTTTGGTCGCGGCATTTATAAATTCCAGGGAAAAACGTTCTGTAGTGATAGTTTTGCACCCGATGGTGATGCGTCAACACAATATAATATGGAACCGTTTTTAAATAAAAAACGTCCGGTTCTTGAAGCAAATTACAGTTTCGATTTGTGTCGTCTTGGATCGTCCATTTTCGATTTTATCATGGACGTCGATGTAACGGTCGATGAAATGGACGATTTTCAAAAAACGATTCATCGTTGGTGTATGGACGATAATGGTAAAAATGTATTATACAAGAAAACCGGAGAGGAACGCTATCCAAGTTTCAAGCTATATAAAATGATTGCGCGCACAGTTCACAAACACACACCCGAATCACAACTAGACGATTCGTATTTTAACCAATTTTGCGTGAAAGAATCTGAGGACGTTAGTTTGGATATCGACCAGATCCCATGTTATGTGTAACTCTTAAGCATTGTCGCAGGAGTTTGTTATTTTCATGTATTTATCATGAAAATATCTAGGTGTTATCGATTATAACAAATGCCTTATTTTGTAAGGCGATATCCGAAGTTTCCCAAGCGATCGACGGAGACCTCCTTCGGATTGCGTCTTCAGAGTTTACTCTGAAACGATCCGTCGCCGATATCCGAAGAAGTTTGAAAATTTCGGTTTGCTTCGATTCGCTCATATTTTTGTTCATTATTCGATACGTTGAATTCATTATAGTATTTGGGTGGATTATTCGACCCCCCGAATTCGAAATTCTCACAGCGTTTAGATACGATTCTTCGTTTAATGAATCTAATAATTCTTTCCCGCATTTCCCGTCAAATCCATAAATAACAGAATTGTCTATTTGTATCCAAACGTCTGGATATGTTTCCGACCATCTAAATTTAATATCAACGCTGTCGTTACGAGTGTTATCAGACCCATAGCTGCTATTCATTCGCCGGGCGAGTTGCGGATAAAACCCGTCGCCCTCCTCTTTATCATGCTTATCAAAATACATTTTACGTGTAAGAACAACCTCGCGCGGTAAAATAAATGTTTGGGGGATTGGGTTTTGTGGCTTAAATATAGTTATGTGAGCGGCAACTGATGCATTTTTATCATCCATATAAATACATCATATTATGTATTGTCTCAGGATTTTCGGTTAAAAATTAGGAACGTCTGTAAATACTTGGGTAGTTGCCGGATTTAATACTCGAGTCTCCGTAACAATGTTGAAAAAATCGGCAATGTGCCCACTAAACTGAAAATAAAAATACGAACCCGTAATGGCGCACACCATTACCACAATACTGTCTCGAACTATATCTTTCAGTGGTTTTCGTTCATCTGATAAATATCTGAATTCGATAAACTTGGATAGACAAAAAAGGACAGTGATAATTGTCGCTACAACGAAAACTTGTTCCATCTTAATCCCTAAATATATAAGATCTACGCCCTTTTTTTGTTTATTTGTATAACGCAAACAAAATTGATCGCGGTTGATAATATAAATTCAGAACAACAAACAAAGATGCTTTCAGCACAAAATATTATAGTTCCCTTGCTCCGTATAAATGAGTTGGTTTCATTCAATCTGGGTGATTGTAATGAATACGTCAAAACCCTCGCACCCGGTTCCGTAACCATGGTCTATTTGGACCCGCCATTCAATTCTGATCGAAATTATACGATGGGTGTTGATTCCGCGGTGGGGTTCACCGATAAATGGACAGACGCCGGTTACGAAGAGTTCTTAGAATCTGTTATATTACCACTAAAAACGGTGTTGACTGACGACGGGACACTGTTCTTCCACATTTCGGCTGTCTGCATGTTCATCCCCGAAAAGGTGCTACGTAAGCACTTCTCGGTGGTTACGCCGATATTCTGGAAAAAGTGCCGATCCAAAAATAATGTGAAAAATAAACTGGGCGCGACCATTGATATTATATTCAAGTGCAACAAAAAGGAAAAACACAAATTTCGTTTAGTCACACAGGAAAAGGACGCCACTTATTTAAAAAACTCATTCAAAAACAGCGACGAACGCGGAAATTATTCTCTCGGGCATTTGGTCACAGAGAAGACGAAACGCGGTTATATGTATTCATTCGACGCGGGCGGGCTCACATTTAATCCGACATCTGGATGGAGAATCAAGGAATCTGAGTTGGTCAAGTTGCGAGACGAAAACCGTCTTCATCTACCTAAGAAGGCGGGTGGAAATTTGTATAAAAAAATATACCTGTCCGAGAATCCGGGCAAACCATGTACTGATCTATGGGACGATATACACTCAATAAGTCAGGGGTCAGAAGGCCGAAAATATCCGACCGCCAAACCAGTCAAACTGCTTGAACGACTTATTGAAATTAGCACAGACGCCGGCGATGTTGTTTTAGACCCGATGTGTGGTTCGGGAACAACAGCCAGTGCTTGTGTGAATACGGGACGTGTTTGTTTATTAAATGATATAAATTCGGATGTAATTGATATTGTTAAGGCAAGGTTTGCATCTGACTGCACACCTCAGCAAGCAAATCTAAACCCGGAGTCGGAATCGGGATCGGAGTTGACCGAAGGACGCGGACTGTAGGAACCGCGTCTATCACAGTATTTACCAATTTTGCGAGTAATGTCCCCACCTTATCCTGTTGAATTTTCAAACAAGGAATTGAACACTTGTTTTTTTCGCTTTGTCCGACCAGTGCTCCCACCCCATTGTTGAGAACCAATCGCAGGCGCAAATCGGTATTGATTTCGATTCCGTCCTTTCGACGGCAAATCATTCGGCTGGTCTTGGCGCGAGAGGTTTTCAAGTAATACTCCCATTCGGGATAGGCGATGAACTCGGGAAAATTGTTTTCCTTGGGATATAATATCAAATGGTTGTCGCGATGGTGGTTCACTAGAACATAATCCGGATATTTCACGTAAAGTGTTCCAAGAAGGGTCTTGAGTTGATCACTTGTAATTCGGTCAAATTCCGAACTGAACATGTTCGCAATCTGGTTTCGCATAGCCGGCGTGACTGCGTTCCCATAATTGGCGGCTTTGAATTGATCGACCGCGGCCTTGATCGATTGGCCGAGCGGGGCGTTGAATTCCTCCAACTTGCTCGTATTAATCCAATCAAATGTGCCCGTATTTTCGTGATTTTTGATAGACACCTGGTAGCGACGGTCTCCCACGACGACATCACAATCCGCCTTTTGGGTAGTTCCTCCCAAATGTCCCCACAACGGCTTCTCCGCAGACGCCGCGCATTCCTGAATATGTTTATTTATATGCATTTCGGGGTTGGTATTGAGAAGTTCTACCAACTCCTTTTCATTTCCAACACCCCCGTGATGCGTTTCTCCTCCAGTTTTATAAGGCATGTTAACGTGCTTAAGTAAAGATGCCCTGAATTGTTGTTAA